GTTCAAGGGACTATTACGAACGAAAGTTGGAACTGGCCAGATGTTGGTGCACCGTTGTATGTTGAACAGAATGGTGAGTTAACGCTAAACGACCCGCATATTACTAATCCAAGCCTTTATCCAGATCCAAAGGTGCCTGTTGCTCGCGTTATCGGTCCTCAAAAGATTATATTCATGCAGGGCCTCGGGGGCGTAGGGCCTCAAGGTCCTACAGGAAGTGTGTCCAATTTACCAGATGCATCATCCACTGAAAAAGGAGCTGTTCTCCTTTCTGTAGATCCTAGTGTGGCAACACTACCGATTGCTCTTGGTGTTAATGACCCGTTTGTCACAAATGGCCCATATGCTCCAGCGTCCCATACACATCCAGCAGTAGACATTACCTTTACACCAACTGGTGATGTTACTTCAGCAAACGTGCAAGACGCTATTGGAGAACTTGATACAGAAAAATTAAGTCTCGCTGGTGGAACAATGACAGGTGATCTTATTCTTAACGGTGATCCAACTGTCCTAAATCAAGCCGCAACTAAAAATTATGTAGATCAATTTGTATCGGGTTTGATATGGCTTGATGCTGTTTGTTTGATTAACCTGATATCTGATAGTGTATCCACGCCACCCGTATCGCCAGAACTTGGTGATGCTTACATTATGCCAGCCGGTGCTTTGTCGGGAGCATGGAGTGGATTCGCTGCGGATGATGTAGTTGAATGGGATGGATCGGCTTGGCAAAACGGCGGCAATCTTGATACCAATTTCCCTAGTGCACGTTTTGTAGTATCAGGGACATCATCAACAGCTGCCAGTGGAACATTTGCTGGTCAAGATAATAGCGTCGCGGTTCGAGATTCAATCGGTGATTCGTGGTCGTTCCAGACGGTTGTGAACAACAACGCGGTATTCGTATGTAATATGTTCTCCGTTAATGCGTTTAATCAATATGTTTACGATGCGCCAAACACCACATGGGTGCTATTTAATGGTGGACAAGTTGTACCCGGTCTAAATCTAAGTCTATCAGGTAACACGCTGAACGTAACGCAGTGGAGTTCAGGTGGTACTATTGATGCCGCGACACTTCAAGGAAACGATCCAACAGATTTTGTTGCTGTAGCTCACCTTTCCGACTCTAGCGCGCATGATGCAGTTAATATTGACAATACACCAGCATCTGGTTCTACGTTTGGTACTCCTGTTACGGCTGCAAATGTGACGGCAACGGATGTGCAGGGTGCTATTAATGAACTTCTAAATGAAAAAGCACAAAAGACACCTTCCTATTCGGCTCTCGTTGATTTGCCAGCAGCAAGCTCCGTTCAAGGTATGATTGTTTGGGTAGTTGCAGAACAAAAACTATATGTATCAGATAACTCAACGTGGATTCCTCTAGTACGCGAGGACTTCAGTCTTCCTTATGATCTTGCTATGTTCTCTGGTGGTCCGATGACGTCTCCTGACGTTATTGATGGTGCTATTATTGTTCCAAGAGCTGTAGTGGTTGAATCGGGGGCACCTAACTCCGTCGCGTTTGCTAATACAGCACCCGCTGGAAATATTTCCTATGATATTCAACGAATCCCTGCAGGCGGCGGCCCTGCGGTTAGCATTGGATCTGTTGATTTCCTAGCCGGTCTAGGATCTGGAACGTTTACATTCCCAGCTCAAGTGACATTCTCTGCTGGTGATCAAATTCATATTGTTACACCTAATCCAATCGACGCGAACATCGCGGATGTAGCTATTACTATTGTGGGTTGTGCAGCTGCATCGCCATGCTAAGGGAGGTAGTTAATGCCTTTCCGACTCAGTAACTCGTCAAAGCTCAATAAGGTTGGAGCTATTACTCTTGTCACAGCAGGTGACGATCAGATTCAGATCTGTGCAACTACTGTCCCTCTCTCAGCTACAGTGGTTGGCGATGTTTTTGGTCACACGTTTTTGTGGGAGCAAATAGAAGGATCTCCTGTTGTTATTGATGATCCATCTGCTATCACAACATTCTACACAGTAGCTGGTACTGGTGATAAAGCCTTTCGGTTTTACATCGACAAAGGTACATCACTGGAGCAATTTGATGATATCATCGTATACGACACACCAATATCTGATTTTGAGTCATTTTCTGTAAGCCCAAATGTTTCAAACACAAAACAGTTGGATCCTATTCCTGTTAATGTTGATGATATCAATGGATCTGTTGTGGCGTCAATGCCACCGCCTTCGACAGATTTTGGTGAAGAAACTCCTGTAACAACATTCACATTAACGTGGACTCATCCAAACGGATATCACGATGATTGGATTGTTCAGTACAATATTGAAGAAAATTCTATTGTAACAAACAACATACCATCAGCACCTCTATCTCCTGTTGCAACAGGAGATACGCCAGCAGGTCCTCCTGCCGACCCACTCACATATGAAGGTGGTGCACTAACGACTTACAGGATCATTACAAATTATGATATTTGGGGTGCTCAATTTGTTCGACCTAGCGAACCAAAGGATTTTTCCGGGCTTGAGGTACCACCAACAGTAGGAATCAACGATAGCTTTACAAGTTTTTCTGTTGCACCGACACAAACTACTAGTATTGTACGATTTACCACAGAAGTGCAACAAATTAATGACAACTTTGACACATTTAGTGTTTCAACCTCACTGACCACAACCGTTGTAAGATATACACCAACCGTAGAGGAAGCAAATGATCAGTTTGAAACATTTAGCGTGTATGATGGACAAACAAACACAATCTTTAGGGCCGACCCGAGTGGGATTGGTGGGGGTGGCGGATAAATACGTCATCTATAGTTAAGAGGAACAACAATGCTGTTTTCAGGTAGTTTTCGAATCATTAAAAAGCTCGCAAATACTGGCGAAGTAACATACGATAGTGATTGGGTTAAAAACACCATTACTAAAAACTATCTTCAAAATGAAGTAACAGGAGCTACTGGTATTGGTGGTAGTTCTAGTTCACCAGCTGATGAGCGGATCGGCCCAAACATTGTAATCAGTGAGTGGGACGGCCCTAGCGACGAAGATGTAACCTTTCTTCATCTGTGTCATGAAATAGGCACAGATGTCACAGCACCAACTCTCAATGGCGACGGGCTCGCTAATCCTTATTATGTAGAGTTCCAGCAGTCTTATGCTCCACCACCTTCTAATCGCAACATTAATACTATCGGTATGACAGGTGAAACATCTGTACCTGCTGATGGAACTGTGCAGGTTGATGCATTTACAAAACTTGGAACTACTTGTACGCAGCTAACAACAGAAACTCTAATCGTATTTTATCGCGTTCAATTTTTGCAAGGAACGGGTACGGGAATGACTGCATATCGTGCTCTTGCATGGGCTGGTACGATTGGTCTTGGTATTACTCCCGATAATAACCCAAACAGATTTTTTCCTAAAGTGTCTATGCCTTATTGGGCAGCAAACCTTTATGATCAAGTAGATGTTGGTGCATACGATGGGGCTGATACAGGCTACGATGTGGTTTATCAATATGGTGATACACGATATGCTTACTTTAGCCCAACGGGAATAGAATCAACCTATTCAAATATTTTTAGCTATTCTTCCGATCCAACATACTACGCAAGACGCTTCCCAATTTCTCGAGAAGTAGATAAAGAAATTGGTATGATATACGGTAGTGCTATGTTCTTTGACAGCAAGAACAACCAGCCATATGCTTCAGCATATTGGAATAATATTCTTCCAGCGGGTCAAGGAAAAGTTCAGAACATTTATAGCCACAGTTCTGCAGCAACGAAACCATTTTTCGATCCACTAACAACACCAACAACAGATGGAACAATCGCGATTGATAGCTCAAGCTGGACCGATCCTGATTATCCGTTCATGTATCGAATCGATATCACCACTTCTGGTGCTGTCGGCGCTAGCGAATATCAGTTCCGTCGTCGCAGGTTGGTAGAAGGCTTTCAAGGCAACACCTACTTTAATCGAGTTGCTCTGTTTGGTCTTCTTTCTCGAGATAACAACAATAACAAACTGAACGGGCACAACATCTTTGGCGACAATGATGATATCAGTGGTTTCGATAATAGAGGTGAAACGTGGACGGTTCTCGATAACCGAACATTTATCGCTGCAGACGCAACAGGTGTGGCGTGGGTCGATGTCATTAATGGGTTTATGCGCATATTTGATAACTCACTGTTTGGAGCGTTTGGTGCTACTAATATCACTACGACGCGTTATGATGACATAAGTGATACCATTTGGGTAGCGTGTCAAGACACAGGCATCTATAGCATTAATGATCCAACAGGCACTCCAACAGTAACGTTCCATGACGTGACGGGTGCAACGGGTGGACCCACAACAGCAAACAATGCATATGCTCTTGATCTTGGTCAAGACACCGGTAGTGGATATCGCAAAGTGTTTGCTATCGTAGAAGGAGCACTTGTTGAATCTACTGATAATGGTTCAACGTGGGCTGCATATGATAGCACTTCAGCAGTTAAAACATTTACAAACGCTACAATCGAAGCAAATTGGGATTGGGTGCTAACGTTACGTTGTGATCGTACCAGTGCGAACGACGAGTTAGCTGTAGTTTACAGCGATAACACTACAGCTGCATCATTCAACCGTTGGGTTATCAACTGGTGGGATAGTGTTTCTGATTCAACCGATCCATTCACGGCCGGCGAAAATTTGATGGGTACAAATGTTACACTACCTGTAAGTTCAGAAGATCGTCGCCGTTGGCAAAATGCTATCAGCGTATCACCTAACCAGTCTCGCTGGGCGTGGGGTCCAACGCGGAGCACGGGTGTCGGCTCAACCGATAATGGTGTTCCTGTATACCTAACGTATGCGCAAGGCACAGCTGGTATTACTTCCGCTGATACTCCTGCTGCTATATCTGTAACGAATAACTACAGTTCATATGTTGGCCAGCACCAAGTGTGGTGGGATATTGATGATAATGGTGATGATTGTATCTTTACGATTCTACAAGGTGATGAAGCAACATTTATTCGAAACGATGGAACATTCTTTGTCTTTGAAGATATGGAAGATACGGATACCGACCTAACGAATGAAATTTCGTTTAACTCAAGCGACTTCAAAGCTTATTTTGGTCATGGTCTTGTATTTGGTGTTGATGATCCTGGTACTTCCTTTGGACGTCGTGAACGTGGTGTTATTTGTCAGCTTTCTGGTCCAACAAACGATCTACCACTTGGTCCTTCTGGATGGGAACATATTATTTGGGAGTCGTATGGTTGGAATGGATCTGCATGGGTACTAAATGATCCAGGTAGTAAAACAACTCATGCAAGTAATGATGCATTGATTGACGGGTTAACTATATCGTTCGACGATGCTGGCGCAACACAAAACTTTGTAGCTACAGACTACTTCACAACAGGTGTTGTAGATGGAATTTGGCTTGATGGTAATACGGAATTTGATTTTACAACAACCATCTACACTCGTCGTGTAGTTGCTAATCAAACAAGCTTTGATCCTGGCAACGTTCCTGGCTCAACGTCACTTGCGTTAGCACCACAACTTATTAGTATTAATGAGGTTGATTGGGTAGACGAAACAGGTGGCATTGACTTCCCTGCACCAAATCGTGTACGCCAACAAACTACTAGCGTTGGAGGGACAAAGGGAGCGCGACTAAACCTAGCAACAGAAGGCGATGGAAGTGTGCGCTTTAAGTTCCTTACAGGATTCCCGTATGATGATGAGATTGGTAACGGAAGCGGTACTGTTGTAGGTTTATCCTCTGCTGGTACTATTGGATCTGGTCTCGATATCGATACCGTTCAATATGGTTTCTACATTTCTGGAGGAAGTACAACAAATGTAGATATTGATATTCGCGAAAGTGGCGTTAATGTAGCTTCTATTGATACGGGGTTGGATGTTGATGCTATTCTCGATCAGCTTACTTTTCGTATCGAGCGAGACGGTTCTGATATCAACTATTACTTTAATGAAAAGTTAGTTCACACAACCGGTTCCGTTCCTGGTGGCAACATGATAGTTGAGGTTGTATACGGCAATAATGCAGCAGGCGATTGTCAAATTGATGAATGGAATGCTGTATGGACAGACACATGGTCTTATGTTGGTAATAGTGGTGGTAGCACTGGCTTCTATGATCCAAACTATGTAATCACAGATGCGGGTGAGCATTTCTCTCTACAGATCAATGGTGTTGAAGGGACGCAGCTACTAAGAGACAGAACAACTGTATTAGCTGCTGGTGAATACTCTTTCTTCCCTGAAACGGGTGCGATTCGTTTAGCTGCAGCAGACAGTGGTCTAGCTATTACGGGGACATATAACTATCTTGTGAACAACTAATAACCTGTTGACTTTTCCGAAACGTGTTGTATAAGTGGTCTCATAATAATAAAAAAGGAGACGCACATGATACACTCAGCAGAGATAGATTCGTATATGTCAGCGTTTGAGTCAGTTGCTAAGTTTGTAACTGCAGTTAATCAGCTACCATATTATGGTGGCGATAAGCTCGAAAAGGTTGTTGAAGAGTTGTTCATTCAACATAATATTCAAGATGGGAATAATCTTTTTACCTCGAGGTTTGAAAAACCACAAACGCGAACTAAAGGCGAAGGTGAAAAGCTTCGCGCTCATGTGCGTCGAGAACTTCGCGGTGGCAACTTCAAAATTCTTGCTGACACAATACCAGAGTTCAAAGAAGGTCTGTGGTTTATTAACCAGCCAATGGGAGACGGAGTAGCATACCCAGACCACTTAGTAGTGTTGTATGGGCGAGTAATCTATATCGAAGATAAGAGTGCTCAGAAGCGCGCGGCTTATCGATACAATAACACTCTACCTCATCCCAAAACGTTCTATATTCTTTCTGACAAAACCCACGATAAAACATCTTTGCTGCAAGCAAATAACATGGACATGGATGCAGCGGAATATCGCTTTGTCAATCAGTGGCTAAAAGAAATGAAGGAAGTGTTGAATAACCTTGAAGAAAAGAAAGTTCGCATCTATGAACAGATATACGGCAGAGCTCCTAACCACCAACCATATATGAGACCTCAAATAAAACATGTTGGTGATGTCGAACAGCGAGATTTTATCAAACGTGCTCAAGAGAGTGGTGGTGAGGTTGATGCTCTTCAAGAGATATTGCGCCAGCTAAAAAAAGGTGTCTCGCAACACTTGAGACATAAATAGAGATAGGAAGGAGAACACTAATGTTGTCTTTCTGTCAGAACAGAAGTATTATTCAGAACTGAAAACAATCTCGCGTAGACGAGAATAATAAGAACGGAAAACAGAAAAGGAGAAATGCAATGGCACTTTCACTAGAACAGCTTAAAGCTGCGTTCAAACAGCCTGAACGTTCAGGCAACACCCTACCAAACAACTACTACCCATTCTGGAACATGAAGAACGGCGAACAAGCTATCGTTCGTTTCCTTCCAGATAAGGATAGCAATAACCCACTTGGCTTTCTTGTTGAGCGTCTTTCTCACGCGCTAACAATCAACGGTGAGCGTAAAACGATTCCTTGCTTACGCATGTATGGCGAAGATTGTCCGATTTGTGCAGTTTCCGCTGCATACTACAAAGATGGTGACAAGGAAAACGGTAAGAAATACTGGCGCAAGAAGTCTCATATTGCGCAAGCTCTTATTGTAGAAGATCCACTTGATGCTGATGACGATACAGGTGAAACAGCTGAAGGTAAGGTTAAGTTTATTAGCCTAAGCTATCAGCTTTACAATGTTATCAAAGATGCCTTCGAAAGTGGTGAACTTGAAGAAGTACCGTTCGCTTATGAAAATGGTTGCAACTTCATTATCAAGAAAACACAACAAGGCGATTATCCAAACTACACCACAGGTTCTAAGTTTGCTCGCAACGAGTCAGACCTAACAGCAGATGAGATTGAGTATGTTGAAGAACAACTAGCTGAGTTGTCTACTTTACTACCAGCAAATCCTGGTCGTGAAAAGGTAGAAGCAATGCTAGAAGCAGCTCTAACAGGTGGTGAGTATGTTGACGATAATGATTCAGCATCTTCGAAGCCAGCTGCAGCACCAAAAGCTGAAGCTGCTCCTGCTCCTAAAAAGGAAGAAGTAACTGAAGATACAAGTAGTGCTGATAGCGACGACAGCGGTGATGCTGACGGTGAAGATATTCTCGCAGCAATCCGAGCACGTCGAGCAGAACGCGCTTCTTAATCATATGGGCGGAGTTAACTCCGCCCTTCACTTTTAGGAGAAACGTATGTCAATGGATTTTCTCAAAGACTTTAAAAAGGACCTCGATAAGATTGGTTTGTCGGAGGGTTCATCGGAACCACCAAAGTACTGGTATTCCACAGGTAACTTTGTTCTAAACAAAGTCATTTCAGGATCTGTATATGGAGGTATTCCACAAGGCCGCATCACGGGTTTAGTTGGTCCGTCTGGTGCTGGTAAAAGCTTCATCGCTAGCAATATTATGCGCGAAGCACAAAAGCAGGGTGCATATCTTGTTACGCTTGATTCAGAAAACGCTCTCGATGATGATTTCGTTTCGAAGATCGGCGTTAACGTTAAAGAAGATTACACCTATGTTCCAGTTGATACAATCCCGCAGGTACAGAAGGTAGTGTCTTCTTTCTTGACAGGTTACAAGAGTGAGTATGGTGATGACCCCGATGCGCCACAAGTACTAATCACTCTCGATAGTCTCGATATGTTAATCACAGAAACAGAAGAAGAAAACTTCCGTAAAGGTGTGACAAAAGGCGACCAAGGCCAGCGCAACAAACAGCTAAAAGCTATGCTCCGCCAGTTTGTCCAAGCTATCAAACACCACAACATTGCCATGGTTGTAACGGATCAGGTTTATAAGAACCAAGATGTTATGAATGGTGAAGGTGTATGGATGGTGAAGGATGCGATCAAGTATTCTCTTTCACAGGTTATCATGCTTACGAAGTTAAAACTTCGTGAAACTGGTTCACGTGAAGTTGAAGGTATTCGCATGAAATGTGAAGGATATAAAACACGCTTTACAAAGCCATTCCAGACAGTAACAATCGAAGTACCATATGATACAGGCATGGATCCCTACAATGGGTTGCTTGATGTTGCAGTTGAACTTGATATCCTTAAAAAAGGTGGTTCTTATTTCACATACAATGATGATACTAAGTTCCAAAAGAAAACCTTTACGCCTGAAATCGGCGATTTGATTCTCGGAGACATTGAAGCGAAACGCGATGCGTTTCTTGAAGCTATTGTTAACCGAGACGACGAAGTAGTCGATAAGCAGGAAACAGGCAAATCGAGAAGGCAAGCTAAGTTCACACAAGAAGAACAAGAATGAACTTAAGGGGGTCTTTGTTGACCCCCGCTTCTCTTTCACGTATTCTCCAAGCAAGGAGAGATTTTATGTTTCTGAACACAAATCGATTAGAAAGTCGACCTGCCTCTGAACTCATGAAAGAAAACATGCTAGTTAAGCACTTGGCTGGAAGCCACGCTTATGGCACAGCACTCCCTACATCAGATGTAGATTACAGGGGTATCTTTTGCGCCGACCCCATTAACTATCTTACGCCTTTCTTTACAGTAAAAGAATGTGAAGACCAAGACGAAGAAGACACGAAGCTCTATGAGCTGGGTCACTTTGTTAAATTGTGTGTAGATTGTAACCCGAATATAGTGGAAACGTTATGGGTTGAGTTGAAGGATGTAACACATATCACCCCTGCATACATGCACTTACGTAACAACCGACAACACTTTTTGTCGTCTAAGATAGCTTTTACTACGAGCGGATATGCCATGGCCCAGCTTAAGCGCATTAAGGGTCATAATAAATGGATCAACAATCCGCAGCCAAAAGAGCCACCGCAACCAAAAGATTATCTATCGGTAGTGCAATGGTTTGGTGAAGAAAAGAACCTTAAAGTTGACCTGAACAAATATAACGAAGGCCATCAGCTGTGGCACTTTGGCAACAATTTATTTGGTGTATATCCTGCTAAAGGTACAAGCCTTTGGAACGATAAAGGTTCTCTGAAGTATGATCGAGACGGAGAAACAAAGCTCGATCGCGGAACACCTCTTATGGTGATCAAATGGAATAAAGAGGAGTACAACACAGCTAAAGATCGCCACACAAACTATTGGCGCTGGAAGAACAATCGGAATGAAGCGCGGGGCGAACTTGAAGAAGAGTTTGGTTATGATACAAAGCATGCTATGCATCTCGTTCGTTTAATGCGAATGGGGAAAGAAGCATTGACAGAAGGAAAGTTGATTGTCAAACGGCCTGATGCTGATGAGCTTCTTGCAATCCGCAATGGAGCGTGGGAGTATGATGACCTACTCAAATATGCCGAAAGTATGGATAAAGAAATTCGCGAAAACTTATACAAAAACACCCCGCTACGCAAACGACCAAATCTACACAAAGTTGCAGAAATTCTAATGGAGACACAACAACATGTCTGGAACGGCGAATCAAAAGATCAACAGACTTAAAAATCTCTTCGAGCGAAGAGAAAAGCAATGGAATCAAGTAACCGATCGAATCCTAAAGGAGCTCGAATCTCAAGTTATTCCTGGAGTTAAAGCGTTCACAACGGACATTAACAGTGCTGATATAGCCCAACGGATTGTATTCACAGCGGCCGAGCTATCATATCCTGAATATTACCCCGAAGGATTAGTATTCATTTGGGGGTATACAGAATATACAGAAGGCGAAACTATTGAAGCACCAAACGGTGAAGAAGTAACGCTAACAGAGCAGGATGTTGCATTTTTACAAACATCGGTTGAAATTTCAGTTCCATTAAAATTAGCTACCACAGGCACCGCTGAAGAAGTTCAACAATACTTACATGATTGTCACGCTAAGATGGAAGACCAACTTAAAGAGATCTTAGAACAACAAGGAGATGACGTTCAGTTGTATCCAGCTGATCCTGGTGACTTATTAGAACAACAGATGTATGATATGACAACACAAGCAGGAAAAGAAGACCAAATACCTGCAGAACCACTCGACATGGATTTGAGTGAATTTACCGAAGAACAAAAACAAATGATTTTGTCGACATATAGACAAACGGGCAACATTAAACACTAGTATGAACATTCTTGATAGGATTGCTGATAACTTAGAGCTTTTACCAGAAATCATTGAGGAGTATGAAACCCTCATTGATGAAGAAGAGGTAGCAAAGCGTCTTCGCATAAAAGGTAAGGTGCTCGAGACGGCAAACACCGAACAATCAGGATGGCAATACTATTACGAAACACGAAAAGCAGAAGTTCATTCGCTCGTTAAGTGGCTTGAAGCGAAACTAGCGGCTGTCCGCGGAAAACATTTCAAGAAGTACACGGAACACTATTCGCGCGAGTTGTCTGATCGACAAAAAGACAAATATATCGACAATGAAAAAGAAGTACTAGCACAACTCGAAGTTTACCTACAAGCGAAAGAGTTGTACGAAAAATATGAAGCTGTTTGTGATGCGTTTAAATCAAGAGGATTCGCGTTGCGTAATATCACAGAAATAAGAATAAGAAGTCTTGAAGACACAATCATTTAATGCCTATTGCTAAGATCAAACTTCTAGATGAAGTAAACTGCGTTATTGTTGGATTACGTCCTGATCACCTCACCTATTTCTGGGAGGAGTTCGCTCGATCTGCTCCTAACTACTTTTTCAATCCGAAGTATAAGCTAGGTCAATGGGATGGAAAGATCCGATATTTTCAGAAGACGGGAAAGACGTTTGTTTTTCTTCTCGATGAGATAGTTCCGAAATTAAATGGACTTGGGTATGATATTAAGCTAGAGGATAACCGATCAGCTAACGTGCCCGAGATTGAACCAATCGATGATTCTTTCTTTAGTCACATTTTCCATCCAGACTTTGATGAATACATCACGCTTCGTGATTATCAAGTAGACGCTGTTAATACTGTGCTCCAAGATCCGGGTATCATAATCGCTGGTACGGGTGCTGGAAAGGCACAACCGTTATATAGTAAAATACTTACGGTAAACGGTTGGAAGAAAATGGGTGACATACAAGTAGGCGATGTGTTGTATAATCCGTGTGGTGGGACAACCAATGTTATTGGTGTATATCCACAACCCCACAAAAAGCCTGTTTATGAGCTAACCTTTCATGATGGATCAAAGACCAGAGCATGTGATGAGCATCTGTGGGATGCATTTGTACCAAAGCAACTGCATAAAGCTTGGACAGAACGTAAAACTATTACAACTAAGGATATCGTGAACTTTTACGAGCGTAAGAATGGCCCTCTACACACACCTGGGAACATTTCTATTCCACTAACCGCTCCCGTCGAATATCCTAAAGCTGACGTTCCGTTGGATCCGTATGTGTTGGGGTTGCTTATCGGCGATGGGTGTCTCAAAAACACACCCACGTTCTCCACGGCCGATCAAGAGTTGATTTCTTCTCTCAGAGAAGGGCTCCAACTATCTGGAATACAAAATGTTGAGCCTGTATATACGGGCTATGGATACGATTACCGGTTATCAAAAATCGAAGAAAGCAAAAATCGATATGTTACTAACAACCTCGCCGCTGTTCTAAAAGATTTAGGACTTTATGCGACGGACAGTTATACGAAACACATCCCTGATATTTACAAAACAGGTAGTTGTGAACAACGGCTTAGTATTCTTCAAGGTTTATTGGATACGGATGGAACAGCAGATACCCGTGGAAACGTATCGTTCTCAACTTCAAGTCCTACACTAGCCACCGATGTTCAGCAGTTGTGTTGGTCTTTAGGCATGACTTGCACCAGAACGATAAAAACAACTAATATTCAAACCAAATCTTACACTCTGTTTATTCGCGCGAAGGTTCCTTCAACGCTATTTAGATTGGAACGAAAACGTTTACGGTGTAGAGATGCTCACGCAGATGGAAGAGTTGAGCTTACTCGACGAATCAAACACGTTGAGTTTATTGGATACGAAGATACACAATGCATTGCTGTTGACAGTGCACAGCATCTTTATATAACAGATGATTATATCGTTACACACAACACATTAATGTGTGCAGCATTATGCACATTATACGGTAATGCTGGATTTAAGACTCTAACTATTGTGCCGTCTAAGGACCTGATTGAGCAAACATACAAAGAATATGTTGTGTGTGAGTTAGATGCCGGCCGATATTATAGTGAAGCGAAGGAACTCAAGTGTCAACATCTAGTATCAACGTGGCAGTCTTTGAAAAACAATCCTACGTTGATGGAACACTTTGATATGGTTATTGTTGATGAATGTCATGGAGCAAAGGGTCAACAGTTACAAAAGTTGTTGATTGAACACGGTGGACATATAGCATTACGGTTCGGATTAACAGGCACGCTACCAAAGGCAGAAACAGATGCAATGGCCGTGCGAATTTGTTTAGGTAAGGTCAAATACACTATTCCTGCGAAAGAGTTGATTGATCGTGGTGTTCTTGCATCATTAGATATCAATATTCTCCAGCTTGAAGAAGACTTTGATGAGGAATATAAGCAACACTTAAAGGAGCTTGAAAATGAACCCAGCTTCAAGAAGCCAACATTAACGCAGTTTAAAGATAGTTATTTTCCTGATTATACTGCGGAAAAAAGGTACCTACAATCCGCTAATGAGCGACTTGAATGGATTGCTGACTATATTTCTGTTAAGCGAGACGAACAACGAGGGAACGTATTTTGTCTCGTTGACGGTGTAAGATTTGGTAAGAAATTGGCAGACAACATTGAAGGAGCTGTGTTTGTTCACGGTAAAGATAAACAAAAGGCTCGTCAAGAAATTTACAATCTATTCAAAACAAACGACAATTTAGTTGTTATTGCAACTATTCATATTGCTTCAACGGGACTGAATATCAATCGCATTTTCAACATGATGTTTATCGACGTAGGTAAATCCTTTATTCGAGTAATCCAAACGATTGGTAGGGGATTACGAAAAGCTAAAGACAAAGATAGTGTTCTCGTAACAGACATTTGTTCGGACTTAAAGTATTCTAAGCGGCATCTAGCAGAACGTGTCAAGTTCTATAAAGAAGCACAATATCCACACAAGAAAACAAAAATAAGGTACAGTGATGTTAATATTTGACGACGACACAAACGCGATCATTTTAGATAGCGTCTACACGCCAACACCAACAGAATATATGTGGGTTCTTGATTTATCAATCATGGATTATACACTTGCGCCACTAATGAACTTAGAGGAAATCATTGGGCCTACTATTGAGTTGATGATCTACGGGTTCAAATTTAATGTTCCTGCAAACTGGAATATCTTGGTGTTTGATGAAGAAACTCTTCAACTTGATGTTGTTGAAATATCAGAGCTTGCTGGAGCAAATTTTACATCATTTGTTATCAACGCTGAAGATCCACTGATTACAAGATATTTGCCAGGAACGATTGTTATGACAAACTATATGATAGAACACGTAAACGTCGTTCCGTCGTTAGCTAAGCATCAGATGCTGTGTCACCCGATTGGACCAAAACAATGGGTCAACGTAGCCCCCTCTGATACGTACAATAAATATTTTCGCGGACTTGTAGTCGGTGATATCATAACATAAGGAAAGAACAATGCCTACATTCAACGGTGAACCATACCCAGGTTTCTTCGAAGAACAACAAGTAAAAGCAGCTACAGAAGTAATGAAAGAGCGCAAGAAACCCTCAGCACAAATTAGCCTGCCGCGGCAAGAACTACTTAATAATGTGGATTATTATGCGGATATTCTTTCGAAAGGAGATCCTACAGTTGCTGCGATGTCTGATGATATCAGCGAAAAACTTAAAGAGATGGAACAAAGATTTTATCAGCTTTCAGAAGAACAACGGCGCGATCATATGTTGGGTAATCAAGCCAAAGTTGATCCGACAAGCTATACAACAGATACCGTTACGGTTACGACTAACGCGGCAAGTAGCAATGGAATATATTGGGTTAACATGGGTGATCAAACAGAACATACTCAAGAACCTGAGTATTATGATGAAAATCAGTGTGATTACCTTTCTGTCAGTGAATTTAAGGATTTCATTTATGACCTGATTGAAAGAAAAGGTGGTGCATTACCAGATTTCAATGATTGGAAAGAGATTAAAACAATGCTCGATCGCTTACCCGAAGATCGAGAACCAGATATTATTGATCCTGAAGAAGATGCAATAAGCAAGGAATCGTGTTGGAAAGAAGAGTACTCAATGCAGTGGGAATCACCAAAACTAACAAACGATCTTCAGGGTTGTAATACGAACACAGTGACCATTACTACTGGAACAGGTTTGTACGGTGGTGGAAGCTTACTAGCTAACTAAGGCAAAACTATGAGTGAAGAAGAAAAGAAAGTAACAACTGTTCAAAAACTAAAATCTTTGATTGAAGCTATTGATCTTATGTCAGAAGAAGACGAATGGGTACCTTCTGCTAAACAATGGCGTCGGATTAAAGAAATGATTGAGACGTTGGAGGAACCAGAGCCTGCTAATACCTACGGAAGACCTCCTGTTCAGACCCCTCAATCATCTATGACTGCGCCTGGAACTCGTCCTGCGGCAGGGGCTCAACCTGCCCCGAGAGCACCAGGACCGAATCCTCTCGAAAGTGGTATCTTGAATTTTCCTGAAGTACCGTCTGCCATCCCCGCGGACGCGCCTCGAGCGCCTTCATCATCAGGATTAACTCCTCCGGCCGCTTCTCCTGTTGAAGGTCAACATGCAACTAGTGGACCATCTAGAGATGTCAATCGACCTCCAGATAGCCCTGGAATCTAAGTGGTACACGGTTCTTAAAGACCGTGTACTGTTTTTTGATGGAGATTCCGTTGTAACTCCTGATAAGGTTGATCAGTTCATTACAACTCCGATATGTGTTACGGAACTAACTGAGGATATAGAAAAGTACAACTCGCTAGTAGACAAATCGCAACAAATCCACCTAAAGAAGTCTTTTGGAGAGTTGAATCATGATTGGAATATTCCTTCTGAATATATTGAACTGAATATACGCGATACCCTTTTAGAGTTGTTATACGAAGAAACAACTCATATGAATCAACAAGA